ATCGGATGTTGTTAATACCGTAGCACCGTTTACTTGTAACGCTTTATTAAAATAAAAGTAAGGACGATCTGTGTAAATGTGAGCGTAACTACTGTTCGCAGGGCCAAAATGAATGTACCCATTATCAGTTTGTAAATATCCACCCCAAGCACCAGATGTTACAAAACGGGCATTGTTTGTAGATCCGGGGAATCTGATATCTGTGAAAGTATCTGCTGTGTCACTTCTCAGGAATGAAGCACCCTGAATACCATCAAGCAAATCAGCATCTAGGCCAGAGCCAGAGCCATCGTTATCTTCATTCCAAAAATTAGCCCAATCATAAAATGTTCCGCTGTCTGCTCGTCTTACAGCAAGTTTACCTGTACCACTTCCACCAAATGCAAGCTGATTTTTTTGATTAGGGTCAGAGGCCTGAAGAAGAATAGCGTAATCAAAAGGACTGTTAGTCGGGTTGTCACTACCCCATTTATACCAACCATCAGAAATACTGTTTAAATTGCTAGTAGAAGTGAGTCCAGAAGCAACAACAACACTTTGATCTGTTGTTTGTAGGAATGAAGATGCTTGAATGCCATCGACAGTATCAGCATCTAAGCCACTGCCAGAGCCATCATTATTGCTGTCCCAAATTGTATAAGGGGTGGTGTTATACGCCGCTTGACGTTTTAGTGATGAGCCATCTTGCGGGATGATGAGGAGCATGGAGTTGGTATCTGCTCCGTAAACGTACCCATCCCCCACGGTTACCCCGTAATTGCTATCCGTAGTATGGGTCATGCCATAACGAATACCCGCCGCATCAGTCGGTGATGTTAAGCGAACTTCAGGCCATTGACTTGATTTAATTTCTACCCATTCACGGGCGGAGGTATTACCTGTTGTTAGAGTGTTAGATAAAGTTACGTCACCCGTACTATCAACCGTAATACTGTCTGTGCTTCCATCGCTTTGTTTAATATGGAAGTCACCATCATTCGTGTACCCAGCCCGTCCTTTAATAACGTCATCGACATAGAAGTCGATCATGCTACCTAAGCCATCAGCAGGGGTGCCTGAAGTTTGTGTGTTAAGTCTCAGGTTAACGTAGTTACCCGTTGTTACTGCACCGGCATCACGCTTAATTTCAACAGGAGGATTGAGGGAGCTTTCAATAACTAGCTGACCACTGATTGTATCGCCAGTATTGAGAACATAGTCATCATCTACGTTAAACTGCGTACCACTAAGCGTTAAGCCAGTACCTGCTGTATACGTAGTATCTGTGTCAGTATCTGTATCTACCCAAGGGACGTTAACGACAAGGTTATCGCTACCATCTACCTGTACAGCATATGTACGACTTGCAGTGGATGTGACAGAGTTAGCGGCAGTTGTTTGTGTAGTAGCAGATACATTAGCACTAATGTCAGTTCCACTAATGGTAACACCAGTACCGCCAGTGTAGATCTGAGCAGACGATATCTGCACGAATGTAATATCGGTTGTACCAAAAGTAATAGCACCTGTGTTGTTACAGACGTAAGTCTCACCAGCACCATCATCACCTTCGGTCACATAAAAAGAGTCACCACCACCAAACGCATCCGGGTCACCAACTGCGTATGAATCTGCGTCTGTGGCCCGTGTCAAGACCCAGTTTGTTGAAGCAGAGCCAGTGTCAGTTACAGTGTAGACACCATTCTCTGTTGCATCGGTCTGGTTGTAGAGAAGAACACGATCACTGGTAGCCAGAGTGACACCATCAATAACAAGTGCGACTTGTGTACCGTTGTTTGTGAGCGTTGCACCCACACCATCCGTACCGTTATCGTAAGTACCAGCTAAGTTACCTTCAGTATCAGGACGTTCTACCCGGACAGGATCGTGGTAGTGAATAGCCGCAGTAACAAGGTTATCCACATACTGTTTAGTTGCGGCACCTAAAGCGGCAGAGGGATCAGCATTCAATAATAAAGCACCCGTCATGGTATCGCCAGACAGGTCTACTTTTGCATCAAGCTGTGTTTGGATATTTGAGGTTACGCCATCAACGTAGTTGAGTTCAGTCGCCGTTGCAGTGACTGATGTGCCGTCAATGACTAATTGCCCACTGGAGTCTAGATAGACTGCCTTATCAGCGGGCTGTGTACAGAAGACATCTTTCTCCCCTGCACTAAAGTTAACTAAAGCATCAGAATTAGATGAAGCTAAAACTGTGTCACGAGAGAGTGTATCGGGAGTACCAGACGTAACTGTACCGACACCAACTTCAAACTCAGAGTTACCCTTATCGACGATAGCGTAGTAGGTGGTATTACCAGTCCCCACGCCCGCAACAAAAGTCTCAAAGTTATCTTCAGCACCGGCTAAGTTTATTGTACTCGTGCCAACGCTCGTCGTAGTCTCTTTGACACGATCAGCAACAACTAATGCCATTAATTAGTCCTCAGAGATTGTAATAGAGCTTGAAGCCTCAAAGCGGATGGAGTCGCCATCTTCAATCGTTTTATCTGAGATATCGCCCCAGTATAGTAAGTTACCGCCTGTAGCGGCATCCCAAATACCAAAGCCTTTAACTGTGAATGCAGAACCTAAAGTGTTCTCAAATTCAATGTCGGAATTAGGACCGGCAAAGCTACTGCCAGAAGTTGTAGCAAAAGTAATTGGTGGGCGTTGGTTAGCACTTGCTCCAGTTGCTGTGTAGCTGGTAGATGCAATTTCATTAATTGTGCTATCGTCTGGGTCTGCTGTTTCAATAAGACCTAAATAAATAGTAGCAGGTGCACTAAAGCCACCGGCATTTGCGTTAAGCCAGAAGTCTAAGACTGCGTTTTCTAAATAATTCGACTTGGACATTTTCTTTCCTTTAAAAGAGTCAGGGGGCCGAAGCCCCCATCATCGGTTAGCTTACGCTAGCTGATCACGATCAACTTCGTCAGCACCTGCTGTCGCTTCGTTCACGTCAACAACAATTGCCCATACACGAGCAGTTACTGTAGCCGCTGGAGATGCGCCAGCTGTACCTGTTACGTCGATTGTGTCGGCGGTTGCAACGATACCCTGAGTTTGAGTACCGAAAGCGAAGTCACCCGCAGAACCACTATCCACAGCGGTAGCCGCCATGAAAGTTGTAGTTCCGTCAGTTACTGTAACGTCGTAGTCCGCAGAGTCCATAGCGTCGATCAACTCAACACCAGCCGCAAGAACGAGAGTACCCGCTCCTACTGATGGACCTGTGACTGTGCCAGTTGTAGTTGGAAGCTCAACTTCCTTCTCAACCATGATTGCTTTTGCAAGCAAAGAAGTAGATTTAGACATTGTAAGTTCTCCCCTTATACACCAGTTGCTGTTACGTAACGAGCAGTAGTGATTGCTTCAGGACGAAGAATCTTACGGCCATACAGGTTCATACCACGGACGATGTCTGCGAATGAATCTGGGTCACGGTAAGTTTCAGTCTTAGAAATCTGCTGTGCAGATGCTACTGCTGAATCGTGACCAGCTACGATAACACCGTAGTCTGTTGCCTGAAGTGTTGATGAAGACTGTGCCGCACCACCACCAACTACTGGCAAGTTGTTAGAAACATAGACACGGAAGCCGTGCAAGTTGTTAACAGTCAAGCCATTGCGAAGTCCACCGTTCTCACCGAAGTCAGAGTTGAACAGACGTGAATCTTCATCACGGAGAAGCTCCATGAAGACAGGGTCAATAACCAACCAACGGCCATTTGTATCAACGAATTGCTGGTCAAGAAGACGAGCCATACGGTTGATCAATTGGAGTGGAGAGATATCGTCATCTGTAGTAGAAGTAACACCTGGAAGACGAGGCTTCAAAGGAATCGCTTCACCAGCTACAGCAGCACCACCGTCATCCAAAGAGAAGTCAGTAGCGTCGAGCTTCATAGAAGCCAACAGTTCATCGGTACCTGCAGTAGTGACAGCAACAGAGCCTGATACTGTAGTATTTACAGTGTCAGCCGCACCTGAAACCGCAGACTGATTGTAGCCTGAGATGTAGCCAAGTACTTCACGGTCAAACTGATCACGGAGGCGATAACCAGCACGGTCAGTAGCCATATCCATGAAGTTTACGTGTGAGTGCGCATCTTCAATGTCGTCCATCTTGAATGCGAAGTAGTGCGCTTGGTCAACTACGAGAGTGAAATCTTCGTCGTCGATGTCTTGCGCTGTGATTTGCGTACCACGTGAGTACTCTTTAACAGTGATCTCTGGCTCTTTGATGATCTTTACAGAGTCACCGAAGTTAGCGATTTCACCGAAGTAGTCGTTGTTTGTGATGTCTTCAACAATTGAAGACTTGCGGAAGGCTTTCTGAACCTTCTG